GGAACATCGACATGAGCGCGACGAAGGGCAGGTTGCCCTTGTCGAATTCAGCGACAACTCCTCCGAAAGTCATGGGCAAAATCTGGTTCAGCGCGATCCAGTTCAGCTTGCCGGTGATTGCCTTGAGGAATCCCGCCTCGTCCGGCTTTGCGGAGACCTGGTCAATCAGCTCCTTCAGCGTCCCCGGTCCCAGATGCAGTCCGAGCTTCTGCAACGCTCCCGGCACACCGGTACCGGAAGCGACAGCCGTCTTGGCGGCACTGATCGCAGCAGTCTTCTGACCAAGCGATAAGCCACCCAATGTGAGGTCCGTGTAAGCCTGCTTGGCGACAGCCAATGACGCCGAAAGTGAGACGGCCGAGAGCGGGAACCCGGCCTTGGCGAGCGCCGCCTTCGCGGGGTTCATCGACGGGGCGCCGGCCCAGGCAGCCGACACTGCGGCATCCTTGATGATCGCCCCGATCTTCGCCTGGTCTTCCGGCGAGTAGTTGTGGATCGGCTTGCCCTTCTTCACCCACGCGTCATGGGCGTCGGCGTAGAGGGACTTCGCGTCATAGAGGCTGATGATCCCGGCACCCTTGACCAGCCCTTTGGAGATAGTGCGGATCGACTTGAGCATCTTGATCTTCGGGGTGCCAGCGGCTTGCCCCTTCTCGACGATGTCAGCTGCCTGCTTGGCGAGCTTCGCGTGCTGGCTCGGACTCAAGTCGGCTAGGCCGAACTGCCCAACGGGCGTCTTCGGGTCAGCGCTGACGAACTCCTTGGGCGGCTCGGGCTCCGCTGGCGGAGGCGGAGGCGCAGGCTCGGCCTTGAGGTCGGCGAGCGAGGTCTGCTTCTCAGCGTGAGCAACGAAGTCGAACTCGTCGCCGTCGGGGCCGACCATCTTCCACGGCTTCGAGGAGTAGTCCATCTTGATGCCCAAGCTGGGCTTGGGCTCGAACCCCTTCTCGCTGTAGTGCTCTGCGTGCTCCCGCCCGTCCGAAGCCTCGCCCCCGCCAAGGGAAAGCGCCGCCTCGATCCAAGACATCCCAACGGTTGAGGGACTTCTCTAGCCGCGCCGCTGCGGCCTTTGCCCTGATCTCATCGCAGGCCGCGTTGACCTCGGCCTTCTCCTTGTTTTTGGCCTTCGCGATTTTGGCCTTCGATGCTGCGACCTTATTTTGTGCAGCCTCGAGCTTCGCGCGCCCGTTTGAGATCGCACCGATCAGGCGCTCCAGGGTGGTCGGATTGGCGAGCTTCTGCGAACCGGGCTCCGTGCTCGGGATCTTGATGTCCTTATCGCAGGTCGCCTCAATCAGCCAGGTCATACGATCCCCTAGAGATGTGTGGACCGAAGCGTAGGCTTCTTCGTCCGAAGCGCACGCCGGGATGGCGCTCCCTCCATGAGGGTCAACATCTTACGAAACGCGTCCTCGTGGATCTCGTACGTGAAGAAGGTCCGCTTGCAGTCCTTGCACTCACGCCGACGCCGCTTCAGCGTTCCAAACGGGAACGACGCCGACTCGTCGATGGGCCGCTCAGTCTTGAGCACCTTCGAGTCGTGCTGCGCGCACGAAGGACACTTCACCGCTGACGCATTCTGACGCCGCCAGTGCGCTTCTCGGGCGCAGTCCGCTTGGGACCCTTCGCCGCATTTGCGGCATTGGCATGGTGCCGGTGGTCAAGGTTCTGAGGAAGGCGGCGCTTGTAGAGCACTCGCGCACGCCTGTTCTCGCCCGCACGATGCAGGCGGCGCTCCCCGAACTTGGCGGCCAAACGGCGAGCGAGGTTGGTCAGGCGGTCGGCCTTGTGTGGCTCGCGGAGCCCTTCCGCAACGATGGTCTTGAGGGGCGAGCGGACTAGGTCACGAGCCATGATGAGTAGCCTCCGTCACCGTTGTCCTCAGCTGGCGGTGTTTCGCCAGCTTCGTCACTCCATTGGTAGTCGCCGTCAGACCACCCGACGCCGCTTGCGCCCGAAGAAGATACCCCACGCGTTGGCGCTAGAACCAGCCCCGGACGCTTGTTCTCTGTGATCCAGTAAACCACGCCCGCCATCGCGTCGGCGATGTCTTTCGCCCCTCGCTGCTGGTGCCTGACCTTCTTACCGTCCGGGGACAGCTCCAAGCCCTTCAATTCCGTGATGAGCTGGGATGCCTGGGGGGTAATCACACGGCCCTCGTAGATCGCCTGCCGCGTCGTGAGGTAGGGCTTGAGCTTGAAGCGGCGCTCGCCCAGCTCGCTCGTCCGCAGCCCCTTGGCCTTGAACATCTGGAGGTTCGGGGGAGCCATATACTGATCCATCGAGACCGAGCGGATCGGGACCCCCTTCGCCATGAGCCGGTAGACCAGACCGCGAACCTCGCTGTGGTCAATGTCACCCGCGTCCGAGGCGACGATCCGCAGGGTCGCGTCGATGTGGATCACAACCGCGTCTTCGCGGCGCTTCTCTCCCGTGTCCGGGTCGCGGCGCTCGACCGTGACTGAGCCGCAGACGTGACCCAGGCAAAAGCCAGTCGCGCACTGATTAGTCGAGAGGTCGATGTGGACGTGGCGGATCGAGTTTGGGCAGCAGATCGGGACCGGCTCGTTGTTCACGTTCTGATCCATGAAGTCGTCCCACGTGATCTTCAGCAACTGATCAGTACGCCACTCGGCAGTGCCAAACCACTGCGGCCAGGGCGGGTTGACGATGGCGTCGATGGCCAGACGACGGGTGATGAACAGCTTGCCGGCGAAGTCGGTTGCAATTCCACCGAAGTCGCGCACGGCACCGTCGGTGTCATCCACGAACTGCTGGTGATAGTCATGCGGATACTCGAGGATCAACGTCTCCGCGTCTTCTTCGACCTCCTCGTGATCAGCGAGCAGGCGGCTTTTGCCGGTCTTAGGCGAGACCGCGACTCGGTGCCACTTCTGGTCCCCGAACGCCTCGGGGTGGACGAGCCAGGTCGCGTAGTCGCGCACGAAGACTGTCGGGTCATTGTTCTTCTGCGCCTTGCGGATGTGGCGCTCGGTGAAGTCATTGGTGCTGCGCTTGGACGAGATGAGAAAGACCAGGCCGGAGATCCCGTGGCGCTCGTAGCGTGACTTCACGCGCCGGGCAAGCGCGTTGTAGATCATGGTCGCCTTGTCATACGCCTCCGAGCTGGCTGAGCCGGTGGCGACCTTGCCCTCGCCCATGAAGTTCGACTCATCCACCAAAGCCGCGATGACGTTGAGACCCAGGGCGCTCGCGTCTTGGCTGGCACCGCCGACGATGTAGATACCCTTTGACCGAAAGCGGACCTCATCCATCGTCTCCTCGAACCGACCCCGGAACCAGTCGGCGAGGTTGAGCTTCTTGCAGAGGCCGCCAAAGACGACTCGCTTCGCCTGCGCGACGGTGCGCGAGATCGGGACGATGTGGATCGGCTCGCCGGCACCCAGGCCCAGGGAGTGCTGAGGGTTCTTCAGGCAGCACAGCTCATAGAGGACGCGCATGGTGGCGAAGGTTGCCAGGTAGTCCTTGCCCCAACCGATGGCGCCGGTGAACACGCACTCCGAGTAGCCGCCCTTCTGGAGTGCGCCAGCGTGGAACAACTCGCACATATCATCGCGCAGGATCGGGTAGAGATCCTTGCCCGTCTCGCCGACGTGGTGCTCACTGTTGAGCCAGTCGCGGATGGGAAGGGGCGTCTCCTCCCACTCCAGCTCAGCCGCCGCGTTTGCGACGGGGCTCTTACCCAGACGCCGGTACTCCTCAAGGACCGCCGAGAGCCCTGCACGCTCCTCCGGCCTCAGAGCCTTGATAGCCGAGAGCCGGGCTCCCTGTGTCTCATCTCGCGTCCGCTCAGAACGCCAGCGCCCATGCGTATGGGTAATCACTAGGGCTCGCCCGACTCCTCGTCACCATCCGCCATCTCGAGGAGATGGTCAATGGAGAGGCCAGTCTCAATGCTCTCCTTGAGGATCGCTTCGCCCGCTTCGAGGATGCGCCTTCGGCTCTTGTCGGAGTCGAACACGGCCTGGGCAGAACCAATGCCAAAGCGCTGCTCGAAGGTGACAGTAACCCTCTCCTGGTAGTCACTGTCATGGCCGATCTTCGGCAGGAAATCGGCGCTGGTGAGCACCTGATGTCGGTCGACTAAAGCCGACTTCGACACCATGAGGAACTTGGCCTTGGTGGCACCGTTCGTAGATGCAACGGCCTCGACCCAGGCTTCCTCAGCGATCATCGCGAGCTTCGCCGCCGTCATGCCGACATCCATCGCGGCATTGACAGGATCCTTCAGCGCAGAGGCGCCGAGACCAAGTCGCTGCTT